CTCGTGATAAAGTATCAGGTGTAGCATCCGTAACGGTGCCAATACCAACTTCCCACTCGCCAGCAGAGTTTAACTCTATAGCGTAGTAAGTTGTGTTCGTTGTACCAACACCAGAAACAAAACTTTCATAACCAGTTTCTGCACCAGCTAGATTCAAAGTTCCAGTTCCAGTAGTTGTACTTGTCTCCTTAACTCTATCGTTAATTACCAAAGCCATTTCTACTCCTTATAACTATTATGCGTCGCCAAGTCTAATAATAGCATTAGATGAATCAGCAGCTGGAAACTGAATAACGAAATCTCCGTTAGTTGCAGTTTTATCTCCGCCGAAATCTAAAACTAATACTGCTTCATTAGACGTGCCTTTATAAATCAGTGCACTATCAGCTGTTAAAGTTACAGATGAAAAAGTTAAATCTGCAAAGTCAACATAAGCGATGTTTGAAGCAACTGCTACACCATTGTTAGTTAAAGTTCCACCACCCGCTGTATAGTTTGTACCAGATGAAGAAACTTCATTAGTCGTTGTATAAGCAGTTGTAGAAGTACTAAAACCAGAAATGTCAGTGTAGAGTGCAAGTTTGAAAGTTGATCCACCAGAATCAAAATCAAACACACCACCTAATAGGTCTGTTTTAAAAGAGTCAGGTACTATATTAGCCATTTAGTTTTCTCCTTAATTAATTAAGATGGTGACTCGGATTTTAAAGGAGTACGAATAGCACCATCTTCATATTCGTCTCGGCGTCTTCTACCTTGTTGTTCGATAGAGTACGAAGCCATTGCTCGATCATAGGCTTGTGAATAGTATTGTAACATATCCGCTGGGCCTTTCAAGTATCCATATGCTTCTACCAAAGAAGCGTATAAAAGTAAATCTTGATATTTATTGCTTACATAAGTTCCCTCAGTTGATCCGGGAGTTGCCGTAATGCTCGCTGGCTGCTTGGTATAAGCTAAAGTAATTAAATAAGTGTCATCAGGTGTTGGAGCCACAACCCAGAAATTAGCATCCCAGTTTCCATAATATTTAGGGAGTCCTGATTGTGTACCAGGAGTGTTGTAATACTCCGCCATAAATGATGTATCCCTTTTTTCTAAAAAAACTTGATTTCCTGATGAGTCTGTAAGCTGAGCATATCTAATAAATCTTAAATCAGATGGAATCGTGACATATCTGTTTCCAGCTTGTAAATTTGATGTTGCATAAAATCTATTGTCATCAGAATCTACTTCTCTATAAATTTTGTTCTCAGCGTTTTTAATGATTGTGGTAAGAATTGTGTCAGATAACACATTGCTATCTACTTCTGTGTAGTTTCTAATATCATCTTGTAAATTTGTTAAAGTATATGCCATTATGGTGTTAATGTAACGGGTCCAGCGGTTACCGTTGCTCCTCCTCCTTTTTCAGTCACAGTTGGTGTTGCACCTAAAGTGAAACTATAACTGTCTGCATTGATTTTAGTTATACTATATCCTGAAGCAGATTCAAATGTTGTATATACCACTCCTCCTGGAGATCCATCTACATTTCTAAATACGACCGTATCAGAAGTTGATCTTCCATGAGCCGGTTCTGTAACTGTAATGGTTGTTGATCCTGATGTAATATCAAATGGATTTGAGGGTAATAAATTCTGTGTTGCTGGTTCTGTTCTCGCGGGGCGAGCGTCGGGGAGACCTTGACTATCTGCAGTATGTGGTTTTGGTTCTAACTGTGGATGCTTTGGTTCAAATTCAGATACATGTACTCTGGATCCATTCCATTCTCTAACCATCTCTTGATATGGAAATGCTTGACCACTTCTGTCAGAAATAAATTGAGCATATTTTCCTCTTGATAGATTAGACATTTGGATAATAAGTTTTAGGGGTTATGTAAGAACTTGACGAAGAACCATCTTCTTGTAAAGCTCTTTGTAATTCATCTTCGTATAATAATTTTAAAACTTGAATTCTTTCCGGCGCATGTTTAATGCTTAATTGATAAGCAAGACCTGCAACCATACAAGGAACAAATCTGTAAGGTACGTCCGCATCATTTGTATATGCGCCTGCATCTTCAATTCTTTTTGTGTAATAATAATTAATTGTATTACCAGCTTCAGATGAACCTGGTGTTAAATATAAAGTGATTGTAATTTTATCTATAAATCTTTGAACAAAATATTGTGTAGGTGTTCCTTCATCTGTTTTGTTAGATAACGATTGATACTCAGATCTTGAAATTTTTGTTAAAGGAAAATCTACGGAAGAAGAGTTTCTGTAACTTGCTTCTAAAACATCATCAACTCCATACACAGCAGTTGCATCAGAAGTTCCATCATCTGTTGATCTGTACATGGTATAAGTTGCCTGACCATCAACAAGAGTAATAGAATTATTTCTAACTTCCCAGTAATGTAAACCTCTGTTTGCCCATTCTTGAAAAAGAATGTTCAAAGATCTTCGAGCAGATTTTAATTGATAACCAGATAAACCTTGAATACCTATTCTTTCATAGGCTTCTTCGGTTATATCTGCAATTGTAAAACCTTTTTCAAAAGTTGCTGTACCTGAAGTGGTGTTAGCCATCTAACCTCCTACTTATCAATAAGCACTGTAGCAGAAATGTCAGCACCAATAGCAGAAACTTTCATCCCACCTGGAAATAAAACTCCATCTTCTGGAATATTGAAAGCAAATACATCGCCAGCAGGACTACTTGTTTGAAATAAAGTTGTGCTGTCTGTGTTGTCTTGCAAAGTTATAGATTGAGTAGTTGTACCATCATTTTCTAAAATGATTCCTCTTAATCTTGTTCTACCTGCAAATACTGCTCCAGTAGCTGTAACTCTTACTGCTTTTACATCTGATTTATAAGACATATTAGTTCTCCTTAATTAATTAAGCTTATGATTTTATATAGAACTTTATAGAGAAGTGCAAGAACTCCTTATGAGCGTAACCGCTTTTTTAAAGAGTTATGGTCCTAGTTAGCTAGCGTAAAGATGATTTTCACCATCTCTAACGTTTCTAGGACTCTCTTGGTTCTTCAAGATAGATCTGATTACAGTCTTGATCTCATCTCCCAGAACTGACATTTCGGGTGTTACCATTCCGCCATTTTCTAGAAACATCTCGTTCCATTTAGACTCGAGTTTCAGTTTCTTCGCGAACAACACCATGTTGTCTTGAGCCATCGTAAACCTCCTCGTAAGTAATATAGAATTTATTTTTTCCATTATACTTAAGTTTGTTTGGCTCCCATTTTATATCGTTTTTTCCTAGATAGTCAATGATTTCTTTATGCACTTGAGCAGTCGTAATCATGGAACTTGAAGTTTCCATTTCAAACTTAGTCTGCCACTCTTTTGTGAAGATTTGTATTTTATATTTTCCTGTCATGGTTCGTCCTTTCTATCAAAAAGAAGGGGCCCAATCAATGGGCCCCCTCAAATTAAAAATACTATAATATCAGTTAGATATTAAGCACCTTCAACACCGAAGATACCTCTAGGGTCAGAAACTCCGAAAGAGTATCTTTCTCTAGCTTTGTATCTTACGTTGCCAGTATCAAAGTCACCTTCCATAGCAGTTTTAATTGCTGCTCTTTGGAAGTACTTCATACCATTTGGCACATCAGTAGTGATGTAGAACGCGTCTGTGTCAGTTAAGAAATTGTTCACCACGTAACCTTGTGGGATCATTCCTTTTGAAACGATTGCATTCACATCGTTGTTGTTACCACCTGTTTGACCAGCTGATTTCATTAATCTCTCCGCTGTGAATTGTAGTTCACTTGGAATGATCATTTTTAATCCTCTGGCAGCGATTTTTAAACCTCTTTCATCAGTCATTGCCGCAATATCAATTAACGACTGTTCTAATGAAGTTTCGTTTAAGTCCGCTTGAGTAGCCAACGTGTTAGCGAAAGTACCAGCAATTGTTGGGTGAGCAGTGTTAAATAAAGAAACACCGTCGCCTGAATCATAATTGTCAGTAGTTGGTAAACCTTGAATTAAAGGGTTAACCGCTTTCACTTGTTTTGTTTGTGCCATTGAACGTGCTAACGCTTTTGTATATCTAGACGCGAGTCTGTCATACAAGTTATCTTCAATAGCTTCTTCTGTGATCGAGAACGCTAAAGCCACAGTTTCGTGAGTGTATCTAGCTGTGAAAGTCTCTTGAGCATTGTCAAAAGATACGCCAGATCCCTCAGCTTTAACTTGTGCTTGAGCGAATCCTGATAACATTACTTCCTCTTCAAACGCTCTGTCTGAAGATTCTGTTGTATAAATTTCAGCATGTTGATTTTCATACTGTTTATACTCCAGGCCGAATAGGGCATTCAAACCTGGCTCTAGTTCTTTGACTAGTTGTCCTCTAGAAATGGCCATAATTGTATCCTCCTATTATATGCCTGCTGTCTGCGTTAAGAAGTGCTCTGCAACAGTAACAATTACGTTCGCATTTGCTGAACCTAATTCACTATTTTCAGGGTCTTTCGAAACACCGATTATTTTTAGTTGAGCTGCAGTTGCTGCCATAGTTCCAGAAATTTCTACTCCTGAAACATAATTTGGCGCTCCGCCTGCTGCATACACGATGTCAGCACAGTTACCAATATTAGTTTGGGCTACTGTACCAGCACTTTGTATTTCGAACCTTTGGTAAGGGTCATCAGCTACGAAACCGACAATGTCAGTTGCAGTATTTGAAGCCTCCAAATGGTTCGCCCATGTTGGTTTGCTTGTAGAAGCATCAGTATAGAAAATACCGTTAAGTGATCCTAATAACACATCACCCGCCGCTGCAACACCAATTGTACCAGTCGCCAGCATTTCTACTGGGTCGTTTTGGTAAATCGCTGTAGCCGAAGCTGCGATTGAGTATTCGGATAAACCTTGAGCATCTCTATTCTGACCAACTTTTCCGATTGCTTTCAATCCGAAAGCAGCGTCTTTGTTTGCCATAGTTTTTTACTCCTTAAGTAAAGTTTAGTTTATCCGGGGGTTTTGGAATCGTTAAAAAATTAACTTTTCTTGGAACCACCGAAAGTTACACGAGACTGCCTGTCAATATTGATAGGCATACTCTGATGCTGTTCCTTCATAAGATCGTTGTCTAAAGCTTCAACTTGTTCCATGCCTTGTTTAGCATAGTAGTCTTGTCTTTGCTTTGCGATCTCTTCCGGTACCCTTGTCAGCACAAGGCCACCAACTCCGATCACTCCTGCGTATTTTCCATCTTCGACAATTGGATAATCAGCGTCAGGATATTCATCTGCTCTCACAAGTTCATATCCTTGTCTTAATCTTCCTGATACGTTTTTCGTATCATTGAAGCCAAGACTTTCGGCTCTTACCCATCTATGCCTAAATCCGTTTGGCGCAGGTGGTGCATCTAAAGATGACGGTGGAGTCCATACTTTGGGTTTGGATTCTTTATCCCTAGTCTGGCTCGCACGAGGGGTTCTTTTGTTTTCTTCGCTCATATGCTTATACCTCCTTCGTGAGTTTTAATTGTTTTGCATACTCTTCAAGTGGCACACCTAATTTTTTAGCGATTGCAACTTGAGACGGCGTGAGTCTCACAGTTTTGCGACTAGTTTTCGTGCTTCGCGTCGCTGACGCTACTGTCTGCACAGGTTTAGTCGATTCCGTTGACTCAGGTTTATCAAATTTATGCGGAAATTCAAGTCTTAATCTCTTGTTTATTTCCGTATAATACTCGTCAGATTTAGGGTCATAACCTTCTTCATCAACGAGTGTCTTATGTAGATCAAAAGCTGTATAAGTCATAGCTTTATCCTTACCAAACCAAGCATTCTGTGATGCCCAAGCTTCTGCTTTAGGATCTACAGTTTGTTGTGGCTCAGATCTTGGATATTGAGGCTGTTCTACAGTCTCTTCTTTTGGCTGAGATTCAGCTGCTTTAAGAAGTTCTTGTATTCTAGCATCTTCATAACCAAGTTGTGCTATGGTCTTATTGATTTCAACCTCAGCATTGGTATCTCCAGCATCTCTAGCTTGTGCTAGTTTTGATTTCT